GAAGTGGTAAACCTTGTCCCTGGTAAAGCTAACCCAGCCACCGGAAACGAAAGCCTCAGCCATCACAGGATCGTAGTTTTTAGTTATTTGCTCTACGTAACCCTTGGGGAGGAATTTATTACTGTCAGTCCCGGCACGGATATAGTGATAACCCTCGCCTATATTCTCGCCTGTTCCCCATGTTTCAAAGCAGAAACCCGTCATACCCTGATCGGTTGTACTTGCTACCGCTAAAGTATTGCCGCACGAGTGAGTAGTTTCCTGCCTTATGCGCTCAGTAATTTTTGTCCATACGTGGGCCGCCTGTTCTTTTTTCTGCGTGTCTAATTCATCCACCGCGCCATGTGCTATTTCATACGATACAATCGCATCAGGATCGTGATAAGTGTCTAAGTAATAAATGCCATTGTTTAGCTCTGGAATCGTTATCGTTAACTCTGATTTGTTGACAACGTAATCATAGCCCAGCTTGTTTAAATAAGACCTAACACCACTTAAGCCGCGCCGCTTTGCTAGTTTATATGATGGAAAGTAATGGCCAACATCAATTCCAGGATCTTGCTCCATCAATGTGACAAGCCTTATTATTATCCCTTCACTCTTGCCGCTACCAAAACCGCCAAACATGGCGGGGTGAGGGTGAGGCGAATTTATTAGAATTTCCTGCGGCTCTGTTATCTCTATCGTTACATCATTTAACGACATGGAAGATCCGCCGCTTATCGCCTGTTTCCTGTGGTGGTGGCTCGTCGTCTTTTGCTTCTTTCCAGCCCGCTTGAGTCTTTAGGTAAAAAATGGCTGCCGCTACGTTGCCGCCCTGCGCCTGTTTAATAAGACCACCACCAATAGAACCTATTGCTTTTGCTTTGCCTCTTTTATAAGACCTAAAAACCTCCGGCTGTCGTTTTCTTATGGCAACAAATGTCTCAGCATCCATGCCAAAATAAGCGGCTATCTGTTCTTGATTAAGTACAGCCGCTAAGGTTTCAACTTCTTGGGCCTGCTCTTTTGTGAGCGTCTTTCTTGGCCTAGCCATTTGATAGATCGTTTGATGTATGGAGCGTGTAGGTCGGTATCGCACCGCCGCTTTCTGACTGGTCGCCAGAAATAGCCTTTGTTACACGCTTAGGGTATTTTAACTTATTTTCATCTAACTTGCTTTTTAGCTCCGCAGTAAGCGGCATTAGATATCTATGCTTTGACGAGCCTTTGATTATCTCTAATCCTTTGTCTATGTATTTTAAGTGGCTACCTTTTGATTTTCTAAACGCTCTGCCATGCCACTTCTTGCCCTCATATAGATACTCATCAGCTGGCTTTGTTTGCCCGTTATAAATCCAGTTTGTAGCCTGATATATCCCTCCGTGATGCCCTTGCTCCGTATCGGCAAAGCTGACAATTAGTTTAATACCTTTGCTTGACCTCTTTAAAAATTTAATGGCAAGCATCATTATTCTGCTTACTGGTGCGCTATGCTTGGTTAAAGCTATCCTGACTAGCTCACAGACTTCTGTCTGATCTAACCCGAAAGGCGATCCCAGCCCTTTGTTTGCGCCTCTACCAAATAGAACACAGCCTATAAATTTGCCACCTTCCCATACGCCAACCTTGACGAGCTTGCCAACAGGGATAACACCTGAATAATGCCAGTTAATGCAAGCATAGCTAGCCGCTTTGTGATCGCACCAATCTATCTTGAGATCATTCAAGAAACACCACCTTTTGACCGGGGCTTTGGTTTTTAAAAAAGTCTATAACATCATCATGAGTCTTGCATGTTCTTGACAAGAAGCCCATATTGTCACCGCCAACTGATATTCTAAATGCTTTTAGTCCAGCACTTGGCAAGTCTTTGTCATTTCTGCTTAAAATGTTTTTGTTTTTTGATCCTACTGTCTGCATTATAAGTCCCTTTCATTAAATGTCTTGCTACAGTGTGGGCACTCTATCCACTTTGGATCTAGTTCGTCTAATTTCCCTTGTTCATCTTCATTTGACGGTGAAAAGTTAACATCTCCAAGTATATCGATCATTTCATTAGAGTCAAAACCGATAATGTCAATATTAAAATCGAGATCCTTTAACTGCCCAAGCTCCATCGCCAGCACTTCAAAATCCCAACCAGCATTTAATGCAAGTTTATTATCTGCAATGATGTAGGCTTTACGCTGTGCGTCTGTGAGACCTTCGAGCGTGATAGTTGGCACATTATCCAGCTTTAGCTTTTTAGCGGCTAATAGCCTACCGTGTCCAGCGATAATGCCGCCATCTTCATCGATCAATATGGGGTTCGTGAACCCGAACTCTTTAATGCTTGCAGCGACCTGCGCCACTTGCTCGTCTGAGTGGGTTCTACTGTTATTTATGTATGGTATTAAATCACTGGTTTTTAAGTACACGACACTTAAGCCGCCCTTACCGTCCACCATTGCCGAAGGGCTTATTTGTTTTTTATTCGCCATTTATCACCTATCACGGATAAGTAGTGAGGCGCTGCCTCGGTTTTGCTTAATGTATTGCAGAGTTAGACAATATTAGCTCAATATTAGAACTTATAATCTCGTTACCATAATCAATAAAAAAGCCGCTTGTATCTTCTTGCAGTTTGAACACGTTGCCGTCAATGTCACTTACAAAGTGATTTAGTTTAACGGTTTCGCCATTACTATCTTTATATCTTGTTTGCATTTTAAAATCTCCTTTTTTACCTGAAACATTCAGGTAGTCTAACTATACCACAGTTTTGGTTTTCTTCTTTTTGGCAAAGATCCGATCGTAATTCTCGTTGTACTTCTTTTTGTTCTTTGTCCTATCCTTGGAGCCTTTGCCATTTTGCGGGTTCATCATTATGATGCTCTTGTGCTTGATGTTGGCGCGCTTGAACTATCAAGTGTAAACGTTGCTGCTGTTGTTGAGCCGTCAACTTGTTTAACCGTGATAGTCGTTCCTGATATTGCGAAATCGCCTAAACTTTGCTGTATTAACATTAATGCTTGCGCCAGTGTTGGTGCCGCACCATCTGCCGCGTAGCTTTCTGTCATTTGTGTTGTTAATACGTCACTAACGGAAATATCGTTCAATGCGGTTATTTGGGCCGGTATGGTTGTCCCTGTGTCCACCAGTACCGCGTCGACGTTTGCGTCTATTGTGGCAATTGTGGCCGGTATAGTTGTGGACGTATCAACTAGGATGGTGTCAACATTTGAATCAACAGTATTCACGCTTGCTTGTGTCGCCAAAGCTGTTAAACCCGCACCCGCTGCTCCTATCTCTGCCGTATCGGTTAAGATTGCGGCTGTATCAACTTTTACGGTATCAACTACCGCGTCAAGTGTCGCTATTAATCCGGGCACATCATCAGATTGCAATTCGTTAGTGTCTGCGACAATGGCCGCTAATTGTGTCGAGTTGCTATCTATCTCGCTTCTAATTGCTGCTGCTGTCGGCGCACTGCCAGCACTACCCAGCGCGGCTATAACTTCTATCGTGTCACCCACTGCCATAGTAAATACGGCGGGATCAGAACCTAAAGTAATCCGTTTTGTTGAGCCAGTGTAATCAGAAACCGCGCCCACTGCTTTTTGTTCTGCCGTTCCTGAGTCGGTCACAACGACAATGGCGCCGTTATAGGCATCATCATCAGCACTGCCAGCCGTTAGCGTAAACGATGTTTGTGTGGTTAACGTGGCAATGGTTGTGCTTTGCAATAACTGCGGTGGTGTACCGCCTGCGCCTGTTGTCCAAGCCGCATCGCCTCTGTTGCGGATCGCCTCGATAGAATCAGTCGCACCCGAGAAAGTCGCGCCTTTTATGTCTGTTAAATGAGTTTCTAGCGTTGTACCCGTATCGACAAGGATAGAATCTACATTTGTGTCAATAATATCCTGCTTAGCTTCAGTCGCCAAACCGTCCTGAATTTCTGAAACTGGATGAACATGATCTAACTTCACAACTACAGCATCGCCTGAAGACCCTGCGGATGTAAACGCCTCAATAGCATCAATCTCACACGTTTTCGTCGCCCCTGTATAGGTCTTAATTGGTGCCGTCTCGCCGGCTAGGGGACCACTTAACACCACTAACGTATGATCTCTATAAGCGCCATCTGTTGTTGAACCAGCGGCTAGCTGTATTGAAGTAGTAGT